GACCATACACCAAGGTCACTAAGAAATTTCATAAACATAATCTACTCAAGAAACGACCTGCTTTATGAAAGCCTACAGATTGAACCAAGAAGAATGCACTACTGCAAGAAGATGGATGCGGATTTGGTGGAAAGGATGAACAAGAAGAAACCAACCACCCTGAAGCAGATTGAGGATATCTGGTACCAAGGCTACAGCGATAGAAGAGAAAGACACTATCATGAAAGTCGCTACCATTTCCTAAACCTACATAGCTTTTTCAACGGAGTAGGTACAGTAGAGCTTAGGGGATTTAACGGTAGCCTACATGCAGGAGTTATCAGGTCCTACATTGTTTTAGCCTTAGCCATGAATCACCAAGCGCTGACTCAGAAGTTTGCAAGCACCAAAAAGCCACAGATTGAAAACCCTAAATTCTCCATGAGAACTTGGCTTAACCGAATAGGATTTATAGGGGATGAATTCAAGAACTGCAGAGAGCACCTTTGCAAACACTTACCAGGCTCTGCAGCTTGGAGATTTCGAAGGGCCGCATAGGTAAAACATCAACCAAAAGGCGGCTACTTAAAAACCATGGGGCGGAATTACCGCCCTTAAGGTGGTAGAAGGGTAGTCCCTTTGGTACATGGGCTAAGAAACTTGCGCTCTTGGCAAATGCTCAAGGGGCAGATAAAAAGCCCACACAGGCCAAACAGTGGGCAAATACAGCCCTTTGGAAAGGATGGTAAAGGTAATGAAAAGACTTAATATTGCTTATGGGTCTAATCTTAATCTAGATCAGATGGCCCATCGGTGCCCGACAGCTAAGATTTATGGAAAAGGAATGTTAGAAGGATATAGACTTTTATTTAAAGGTTCCACTGAAAATGCCTATTTAACAATTGAACCCCATAAAGGTGGAAAGGTACCGGTTCTAATCTGGGAGCTTCAACCTGAAGATGAAAAGGCGTTAGACTTTTATGAAGGATATCCAAACTTTTATTACAAGGAAGATTTAAAAGTAAAACTTGAAAGTGGAGAAGAAGTAACTGCCATGGTTTATATAATGACGGATAAAATAAAGAGCAGAATCCATTTAAATCTTCCAAGCAGAAGATATTTAGATATCGTTAAAGAAGGATACCGAGCTGCTGGATTTGATACTGCTTTTATAGAAGCAGCACTTACGATTAGTGAAAAGGCACTAAGTAAAAATAGACCAATGATTATTTGAAAATATTGAAATTAGACTTGATATATCCTGGCTTTAGAGTGATAGATGTACATACCAAAAGAACAGGAGGTATGTTAAGGATGATTAAAAAAGGAGACTGCTTTAAAACAACCTATTCAAATGAAATCTATGTGGTAGCAGGAAAGTGGTTGGGAGATATTGTTCTTGCTCCAACAGATAAGAGTAATGAGGAATGTATGATTTATGAAGCTTCGGAAATAGAAGAGTTGCTTGAAGAAGGAAAGCTTGTAAGAGAAAAGAGGTGCCAGAAATGAAAGCACTCTTTGGAAGGAAAGTGTATGATTTAAAGGAGCTTAAGGAGATAACCCAGAAAGCCTTAAAGGAAGGCTACAAGGGTCAGGACTACATTGTAACAAAAGAAGTACTACTTGAGAACGAAGCATTTCAGGAGTTTGCCAGTGATTTTTTAGAAGACCAGCCTTGGATCACTAAAGAAGATGGCGGGGTAAATGAGAAAGGCGAGATTCGGTGCATACGGGTTATAAGTAAAGACAGCGGTGAGAAAATCCTAGTAAACAGTGAAGGGTATGATTACCCCAGATATACGGCAATTGAAAATAACTAAATGGCGGGCCATAGAGCCTGCTTTTTAGATGAAATATATTTGTATAAATAACTTGCTATTTCCTGNGTTTAGAGNCATATATGTAAGTACCAAAAANACANGAGGTAGTGATATGGAACGAAAAGAAATCGTTAAAAGATTAAGTGAGCATCTAGGTGTAAAGTCAAAATACTTAGGACCACCAAATTTTGAATATGAAATTAAAACAGAGGATGAAACCTACATTATTGACAGGTATGGAGTCATTACAACAAGGGAAGGGAGGAGGATGACTTTGGATGAAATATTAAACCCTTCAGAATCTGCGGTTGAGGAACCTGAAGAGGTAGAGGTAATTGCCAATGAAGAAGAGACTCTTCCCTTTGATGGATTAGAATTAAAACTTCCCCTAGGAAACCATACAGGAAGGACGCTACAAAATCTGATAAACATGATATCGAGTAAGCAGCATTTAATCATGATGGCCTTTGAAACTACAGAGTTATTTATGGATGAAAGCTTTGCTAAGGATTTAAGTGAAAAAGAAATAAATACCCTAGAAGATTTTAAAGCAGCGTTTGATGAATTAGAAGAAGAAAGATGCTCTGGACTAACCTTTGATTTTGAGGAAGGAACCTTTACTATAAAACTAGCTACAGATAAACTAACACCTGAGAAAATATCTGCCTTCCAGCATTTGATGGCTCTTATAAACGAAAGTGCAAGAAAGCTAATGCGAGCATCCTTTAAACCATCCCAAGATGATAATCCTAAATATGCTTTTAGAACTTGGCTTATTAGACTTGGGATGAACGGAAAGGAGTATAAGGCCATAAGAAAGACACTTCTTTCAAACCTTGAGGGAAGTGGTGCCTTTAGAAAAGTGCCAGAGGATAGGGAGGAAGAGATTAATGGATAAATTTTTTACGCAAGAACACTGTGATCGATGCGGAGGAAGTTTAAAAGGCGGAAGGATNATGTCCATGTACAACACCGATTGCATTTGCATGGATTGTAAGAAAAAAGAGATAAAGCGAAACGATTATGAGAAGGCAGTAAAAGCGGAGCATGAGGAGATTAAGAAGGGCAATTACAATTATAAAGGGATTGAAGGAAAATAATTTATCTGCATATTTTAGACGTAATTTTATGCAGAAAAGCCCTCCTATATGCAGATAAAAAATAAAATTCTATTATTATACCCCACAAAATTATTGTTAATAATGCATGGGTGGGGTATAATGAAATTATAGGAGGTGGCGAATTGAGCTTATTAAGTGAGATGATATTAGAGGAATCTCGGAGGAATCTTCTTATGCAACGGGAATATCAAAATAAGATTGAGCAGCTACCAAAAGGGACAATAGTCAGAAAAAAAGTTGGTAACCATGAATACTATTATTTGAAATATCGTAATGGAAAAAAGACCGTTACTGACTATATAGGCCGTGACCAGAATAAAGTTGATGAGATAAGAACCCAAGTTGAAAAGAGAAAACATTTTGAAAAAATGCTTGCAGAACTTAAAGAAGAAAATAAATTAATAGGTAATATAATAGGAGGGGGACTATGATAGTATATCATGGTAGTGATGTTGTTGTTAAAAGACCTATTTTATTAAAACCAAAACGAACATTAGATTTTGGACCAGGCTTTTACACAACGACTAATAAAGAGCAGGCTATAAGTTTTGCTCGAAAAGTTATGATTAGAAATGATAGCCAAACAGAAGCTGTTAGTATGTATGAGATTGATTTTGAGGAAATGGAGCGTAGATTCGATGTACTTAAATTTAATTCTCCAGATGAAGAATGGTTAGATTTTGTATTTGCCAATAGACAAGGAATCTATAATGGAAAACAATATGACGTGGTTTATGGAGCCGTGGCAGATGATACAATATATCGAGTCTTTGGATTATATGAAGCAGGCTTATTAACTAAAGATGAAACTCTTAAAAGACTAAAAATTCGTGAATTGTACAATCAGGTGACGTTTTGTACAGAAAGAGCATTATCATATTTGAGATATATTGGGGAATTAGATATCGATAAGGAGGAGCAGTGATGAATGAATTAAAAGAATTTCAAGCTGTTTTGCAAATTATAGTCTCCCGTTTAGTTCAAATGATTGCTAAGGAGATGAATATCTCAGATAAGGAAGCATTAAGTAGACTTTATATATCTAAGCTTTATGAAAAACTAGAGAAAGAAGAAACAAAGGTTTGGCATTTAAGTGTGCCTACTTTATACAGCCTATTTGTCGAAGAAAAAGAAACAGGAAAAATTTCATTTCCAGAGGAGGCATAACGATGGATGAAAAAATAGATTTTCTAGTTTACTGCATAGAAAATTATAAGAATGTAAAAGGCCTTAAAGGAAAAGAGGCCATAGAACTATTTAACAGATACCGTGTGCTAGACTATATAAATGCAAGTTATGAAGCACTTCACACTACTGGAAAAGAGTATATTATAGATGATCTTGATATTTACATTAATGCAAGAAAACAGGTAGATTCGGGAGTAATGCATTAAAAAATAATATGACTATTTTAAGGAGCTTTCAAAATTGAGAGTTCCTTTTTTCATGCAATAAAACGGGAGGTGAAAGCGAATGGCAGGTAGAGGTAGACCGCCAAAACCGACAGCTATAAAAGAGCTTGAAGGTAATCCTGGCAAAAGACCATTAAATAAAAACGAACCAAAACCAAAGAAAATAGCACCAAAATGTCCATCATGGTTACTTCCTGATGCAAAGAAGGAATGGCGCAGGCTATCTAAGGAACTAGAAGCCATGGGACTGCTTACTGGGGTGGATATGGCTGCCTTCGCTGGATACTGCCAAGCCTATGCAAGATGGAAGGAAGCAGAGGAGTTTATTTCAAAGCACGGTTCTATTTTAAAAACCGCTTCAGGATATATTCAGCAAATTCCTCAAGTATCCATTGCTCAGCAAAATCTAAAACAAATGAGAAACTTCTGCTCTGAATTAGGCCTTACTCCATCGGCTAGAAGTAGACTCAATATCACGAATGAAGGTGGAGTTATAGAAGGAGATGCCATGGAAGAACTATTAGCCGGAGTTCCAAAGGCAGAAGACATTATGGATTTAGATTCAAAGGATTAAAGGAAGGAGGAGATAGCCATGCCATTTAGCGAGGCTCATGCGAACCATGCCATCAACTTTATACAGCAGTTAAAGCTTACAAAAGGAAAATGGGCAGGGAAACCCTTTATCCTCTTACCTTGGGAGAGAGATTTAGTAAGCAGACTATTTGGCACTTTAAGAGAGGATGGAACAAGACAGTACCGAACCGCCTATGTGGAGATAGGAAAGAAAAATGGGAAGTCAGAACTTGGAGCTGCNATTGCCCTGTACATGCTTTTAGCCGATGGTGAACCCAATGCGGAAGTTTATGTAGCAGCCTGTGACAGGCAGCAGGCCAGTATTATTTTTAATACCAGTATGAACTTTGTTGAAGGAAATAGAACATTATCGAAAGTAACCAATACCATCCGATCAACAAAGAGAATTGTATATCCTAAAACAGGAAGCTTTTATCAAGTACTAAGCTCCGATGTAAAAAGTAAATCTGGTATTAATGCCTCCTGCGTTATCTTAGATGAGATATGGACCTATCCAAACCCGGACCTTGCTAAGATGCTTACAACCGGTTCTGGTGATGCTAGAACTCAGCCCTTATTTTTATATCTAACAACAGCAGGAAATAAACTCTCCGGCTATGGGTGGGAAATGCACTGCAAGGCAAAAGATATTTTAGAAGGTAGAAAAGTGGATCCGACCTTTTTATCCATCATCTATGGACTTGAAGATGATGCAGATATTGAAGATGAAAATAACTGGTATAAGGCCAATCCTAGTCTTGGCCATACCATTTCTATAGATAGAGTGAGAGAACATTATAATCAGGTAAAGGATGATCCGGCAGATTTAGCTTTGTTTAAACAACTAAGATTAAATATGTGGTTAAAGCAAGAAATCAAATGGATGCCTATGGATAAGTGGGATTTATGTAACTTTAATGTAGATCCAGAAGAACTAAAGGGTAGGGTATGCTACGGAGGACTGGACCTTTCCTCTACCAGTGATATCACTGCCTTTGTTTTAGTTTTTCCACCGGAGGATGAAGAAGATAAATATCAGGTACTTCCATTCTTTTGGCTTCCTGAAGAAACCCTACCTCAAAGAGTGAAAAGGGATTCTGTTCCCTATGATATTTGGAACCGACAAGGGCTTCTTAATTTGACAGAAGGAAATGTGGTCCACTATGGATTTATTGAGAAGTTTATAGAAAAGCTGGGTGAAGAGTATAACATACGAGAAATTGTTTATGACAGATGGGGAGCAACTCAGATGAGCCAGAACTTAGAGGGGATGGGTTTTACTGTAGTTCCTTTTGGACAAGGATTTAAGGATATGTCACCGCCAACGAAGGAACTTATGAGACTTGTTTTAAGTAAGAAGATTGCCCATGGAGGACATCCGGTTCTAAGATGGATGGCAGATAATATCGTTATTCGAACAGACCCTGCAGGAAATATCAAAGTGGATAAAGAGAAATCTTCTGAGAAAATCGATGGTATTGTAGCCTTAATTATGGGACTTGCAAGGGCAATGGTNAATCCAACTGATGAGGGAAGTTCTATTTANGATAGAAGAGATATGATTATTTTGGGTTAGGGAGGAGCTAAGATGGCAGATGATTTTGATGTAATTAATAAGCCTAAACATTATGCTGACTCAAAGATTGAAGTTATTGATTATATAGAAGATAAAAAACTTGGGTACTGCCTTGGCAATGTAATCAAATACGTTTCAAGGGCAGG